ATGGCTTGGGTTATGGCAAAGTTGGTGCTGGCTGAGCCTCCGCCATCCAGCGCCGTGATGCTATGAGTGCCGTTTGAACCTTTGGGCACGGTGATTTGGGCGCTGAAATTGCCGGTAGCGCTAGTGGTGATGGTTGACGGACTGGTAACGAGTGCGGAGCCGTCAAAAGAAATTTGCACCAGTGCGCTGCCTGCAAAGCCCGTACCGGTGACTGTAACAGCGCTTCCAGCGCCACCGCTTGTAGGAACAGTCGTTATTTTGGAATTGACCGTGAAAGTGATTGCTCCCGCGCTCTGGCCGCCACCGTCTGTTGCTGATATATAATTCAAACCTCGAACGGATGCCGGAACGGAGAATGTAACAGGGGCTGAATTTGTGTTAGATGTTTGCAATATGCCCTGAAAACCCGTGACCCCCGTGGCAATGGGCGAAGTCCCACCGTTCCAGTAGATGTTAACAGTGGAGTTTTGCGTGAAGCCGTTGCCGCTAATCGTCTCAGTATCGCCCACCATACCCGTGGTGGTCGTCATTATCAACTGTGGGATTATGGTGAATGTCACAGCACTGGCTACGTCATTGTTGCTTGTTGTAACTGTAACATTATATGGCCCATACGGTAGATTGCTAGGGACTATAAAGGTTGTGCTGAAATTCCCCCCCGTAACCGTTACACTATTGGCAACAGGTACACCGCTAAAATAAATTACGGCAGTACCAGCCGTGGTATTGAAACTTGAACCTTGGATGCCCACAGTGCTGCCGACTGTACCGCTGCTTGATAACAGATGCAGTGTCGGTGTTGCCGCCGCTACCGGCGTAAATTGAAGCGCAAGACCCATCAGCCCCAAAACGCAGGCTGCCGTAAAGAATAGGAATATCCTCTTAAATCTCACAAACACCTCCCTATTTATTTCCTTGCTCAAAAGAGTAGCTTTTTAGTTCGACTTTTGTCAAGTATATAACGTTCAAATGCGACAAAAGTTAGTTGCATTATTTAGAACATTTGTGCTAGTATCGTTTACGAGCGTAAAGGGGGTCGTTGCGAGGAGGCCGAAAGGCCGACGAAGCAATCTTACCTCGGGATTGTTGCAGAGCTAAGGCCAGTCCAGGCATAAGTAAGATTGCCGCGCTCCCTGCGGTCCGCTCGCAATGACAATTGTGATTTTGAGGTGATACTCATGAACGACGAAAGGGCTCTGTCCATCGAGTTGGACCTGCTGCCGGAGAATGTACATTACAAAGATGAAGGCTGCGACATGTCGCCTTCCTGCCTGGCCTGCCCTCTGGCGAGCTGCGTCTACGACACGCCGCACGGCAAGCAGGTGCTGCTCAAGCGCCGGCGCAACGACGAGATAGCGCGCTTGTACCGCGAGGAACGCCCCTCCTACCAGGAGTTGGCGCGGCGCTTCAAAGTAAGTATGCGAACGGTGCAGCGGGTGCTGAAGGGGAGGGATTAACCTGCAAGCCCAGACATTAAAAGCGAAACAGAAAAGGAGAAAATCCTCCTTAATCCCCCTTTCGCGAAAGGGGGAGATTAAAAACTCTCCCGCAAGGGGATAGGAGAAGGATGGAGTGCAGAGTGTGAGGAGCGGGAGGAGTTAGGGAGTGGTGTCATTGCGAGTGAGGAATGAGCGTGGCAATCTCGTACCCCCATCTTTTGTTCCATTGCTGCGGGAAACGAGCTCGCCACAGCCCGCAGTGGCGGACTTCGCAATGACTACGGGGTCAGCCTCAAGGTGTGGGGAGAAGAACACATCCCCCCAGATTCTTCAGCCGTCCATCATGGCTTCAGAATGACAACGGAAGAATTGCCCTCACTCCAGACTCTCTCCCGCTGACGCGGGCGAGAGAGTAAAAAGGAAAGGAACGAATTAATAGGAGAAAAGAATGGCACAAAACTTTAGTCCGGGGGAGCTGGCGCAGCAGGGCGGCGAGCGCATGCGGGGCTACAAGACACTGCTGGATTTCTATGAAGGGAAGCAGTGGCAAGCGCGCTCGAATGAAAAGCAACTCACCTTCAACTACGCACGGGTGGTGATAGACAAGCTCACCTCCTACCTCATGGGCGGCATGCGGGTGAAGGCCGTTCCCTGCGCAGGGGAGAATGACCGTTCGCGCTCCGGAGGGGAAGGGCGCGCGAATTTCGCCCAGGCCGCCCTCGACAGCATCTCTCACCGGAACAACCTGCAGCAGCTGGACTTCGATACCGAGCTGGACTGCGCCGTGCTGGGCGACGGGGCATATAAAATTATCTGGGACGGCGAGACGGGCGAGGTGCGCGTTACTTCACCGGACGTGCAGGGGCTCTACGCCTGGTGGAAAGCGGACGATGCCTCGCGCCTGTGGAGAGTCGCTTCGAGGTATTCTTTACCCTCCATCGACGCTCAAGCTCTGTATGGAGTCAAAACCAGAGGCAAAACATGCCTGGTCACCGAGGTGTGGACGGACGAGGGCTTCGAGATGTGGTGCGACAACGCCCGCATAGAATCCAAGCCCAACCCATACAATTTAATCCCTTTCGTCATTTTTCCCAACTTGCGCCAGCCCAAGCGCTGCTGGGGGCTGTCGGACATCCCGCAACTGATGGAGCCGCAGAAAGAGCTCAACCGCGCGCTGTCGCAGCTTTCGCACATACTGGAGCTGTCGGGCAACCCCATCGCCGTGCTGGAGAACGTGGAGCAGAGCGAGGACATCACGGTCAGGCCGGGGGCGGTGTGGAACCTGCCGGAGGAGGCCAAGGCCTATCTGCTGGACCTGCTGCAGGGCGGCGGGGTCAACCTGCACATCAGCTACATCGAGATGCTCTACCGGACGCTGCACGACATGGCCGAATCGCCGCGGGCGGCCTTCGGTGGCACCGGCAAAGACCTCTCCGGCGTGGCGCTGGAGATAGAGCTCCAGCCGCTGCTGCAGAAGATATGGCGCAAGCGGCTCATCCGCGAGCCGGTCTACCGCCGGCGCGCCGAGCTGATGCTCAAACTGCTCTCCAAGTATAAGGGTGAGGACTACAGCGGGCTGGGTATCGAGGTGGCCTGGGCGCCGGTGCTGCCGCGCGACCTGGCGGCGGTGGTCGGGGGCGAGGAGACCATGGTGCAGAGCGGCATCCACTCGCGGCGCACGGCCATGGCCGGGGTGGGGGTGTCCGACCCCGAAGCTGAGTTCGCGCGCTGGCTGGATGAAAGAAACGCCATACTGAAGATGAATAAGGAGATGAACGTAAGGGCGAAAGGGACAGAGTGAGAGAAAGACGAGGTCCCGGATACTTAAAAATCTCCCTTAATCCCTCCTTTTTAAGGAGGGAGACGAGTAAAGGAGGAGAAACGGAAAACGAGGAACCTAAACAGGAACAGGCAGGAAAAGCCGGGGACAGAGTGAGAGAGAGTTATATGAAGTCCCTGACGATATGTCAAAGTCTCTCCCTTTCGCAAAAGAGCCTGCCCTGAGTCCCATCAAGTCGGGCGAAGGGGAGCCTTGGCGACAGCGCCCAGGAGAGGGTTTTTCTCCAGGAGGGAATGGGCAAAACCCCCTTAGTCCCCCTTTTCACAAAGGGGGAGAGGTATAGAAGTAAAGGAGAAGAAATGGAAAACGAAGAACCAAAACAGGAAGGTACCCCCTCACCTGTATCCTCTCCCGCAAGGGGAGAGGAAAGGGTTAATGACCCGCACAAGGAGGAAATCGCCGCACTCAAGCAAGACCTGAGCCGCACGCTGGGCGCCTACCGCGACAGCCTTATAAAGCTCAACCCGGAGCTGCCCGCCGAGATGGTGGGCGGGGATACGGTGGAAGCGGTGGATGAATCCATCGCCAAAGCGCGGGCGCTGGTGAGCAAGGTGAAGCAATCCATCGAGGCGGAAAAAACAGCCTCCAGGGTGCCCGCCGGAGCACCGGCCAGGGGTGAAGCGGACTATTCCGGCCTCTCGACACGCGAAAAAATTCAAATTGGTATAGGAGGTAAGTAAACATGGCACTGACATTAGCCGAGGCATCCAAGCTATCCAACGACATGCTACTGCAGGGGGTGGTGGAAACCATCGTCAAGGAATCGCCGGTGCTGCAAAATTTGCCCTTCGTGGAGATCGTGGGCAACGGGCTGACCTACAACCAGGAGAAAACGCTGCCCAGCATCGATTTTTACGACGTGGGCGATACCTGGAACGAGTCCACGCCCACCTTCGAGCAGCTCACGGCGCAGCTTAAAATCATGGGAGGCGACGCCGACGTGGATAACTACCTCAAGACGACGCGCTCCAACGCGCAGGACCTGCAGGCGGCCGTGGTCGAGCTGAAGGCCAAAGCCCTGCGCCAGAAGTTCGAGGACACATTTATCTACGGCGACACCGCCGCCAGCGCCAAACAGTTCGACGGACTGAGGAAGCTCATCAACACCGGTACGGCAGGGGAACAGCTCATCGCCATGGGGGCGACGGGGTCGGCTCTTACCCTCGACAAGCTGGACGAGGTCATCGACGCCGTCAAGGGCGGCAAGCCCGACCTGCTGATGATGAGCCGCCGCACCCGCCGCAAGATAAACGCGCTGGTGCGGGCCGCCGGGGGCATGATGGAGACCAACCGCGACCAGTGGGGCAACTTCGTGCAGCTATGGAACGGCATACCGCTGGGTGTCAACGACTGGATAAAGGACACCCACGTGGTGGCGGGCGGGGTGGAGACGGCTACTACCGGCGGTATCTGTTCGACCATCTACGCGCTCGGGCTGGGAGAAGGGGCGTTATGCGGCCTTTCCAGCCCCGGTTTCATCCAGGTGGAGAATGTCGGCTCGCTGGAGACCAAGGACGCCAGCCGCACGCGCGTCAAATGGTACTGCGCCCTGGCGCTTTTCAGCGCCGTCAAGGCGGCCGCGCTCATCGGGGTGCAGGACTAGAAAGCTCTTGTCATGCTGGAGCGAAGCGAAACATCCGGGGGGAGGGGTCAAGACCGTACGCAGGCTCGTTTCTCACGTTCCCCACCCCAGATGCTTCGTCGCCCGATGACATCGGGACTCCTCCAGCATGACAAGATGAATCACCCCCACCTCGGTACTCTCCAGTCGAGGGAGAGAGGGGCAATGGAAGAACGAGCAGCACTAGAAACATGGCCGATAAGCCTAAGACCCTCTCTTAATCTCTCCCTTCCAGTGAGAGAGACGAGGGGAGGGGATTTCTGGATTCCCGCTTTCGCGGGAATGACAATGTGAAAAGAGGTGAATCATGAATCTGACTGAAATGCGCGCCATGGTGCGGCGAGACCTCAAGGACGAAGACGCGAACAACTACCGCTGGACGGACGGTGAGATGGAGCGGCATATCACCCACGCGCTGAGCGAGCTGTCGCAGGCGGCGCCGGTAGAGGCTGTCGAGACTGTGGCCACGACACCCGGCAGCCGCAATCTGGACATATCCAGCCTGAAACCTTTTATCATGGTGCAGGCCGTCGAGTATCCCCTCGACAAATTCCCCAGGCAGTTCCAGCGTTTCAGCCTGTGGGCGGGTACCCTGACGCTGCCGGGAGACCTCATCCCCGACGGCGGCAACGCCCGCGTCTACTACGGCAAGCCGCACACTCTTGACGCAGAGACATCGACTCTCCCGGCGACGCTGGAGGACCTGCTGGCTATCGGCGCCGAGGGCCTCGCCTACCTGGAGTGGGCGTCATTCTCCATCAACAGGGTCAACGTCGGCGGGGCGTCCACGGCACAGGAGTTCGAGGAAGTGGGACAGGCCCGGCTGGACTATTTCCGCAAGGAGCTCAAGCGGATGGGGCGCAACAACCGGGTGCGGCTGGCGAGGCTTTATGTGCCTGCCGAGCCGGTTGCCAGCCAGACGACGGATTACGGGCCGTAGCAGATTCCATTGCGAGGAGCGAAGCGACGTGGCAATCCCGGATATTTCATCCCGCAAGCAGGTTTGTCGTGTGTGCCGAAAGCATAATGACATCTTGGAAATGTCTGTGTAATTCAATTGAAAGAGTGTTAGCGGAGATTCACACGTCGTCCCGATTTTAGCGGGACTCCTCGGAATGGAATTGCACTGAAGGAGGTCGAAAATGGACTGGTATAAATTTTTGTGGTCGCATATCGGCGGAAGGCCGTGGACGTATATCCTGCGCGACTACTGGTTCAAGGTCGAGGGGCTGTGCATCATCGCGCTGGTGGCGGGCGGGGCGGTGCTGGGGCACTACATATGGCACGATGTGCTGAAGCTTATTCTGGCTTTCGCCCTGGGCTACCTCGGCGGGCACCTCTTCTGGGGCAAGGAATACATCCCGGGACAGCGGGGCGACAGCGGGACAAGCTCATGAGAAACCTGACTTCAACGCTTCTTGCCGCACAGAGGTCGCCCAGCGCAATGCCTTATGTAAAAGTAGAGGCCAGAGATACCGTCGCCGGCGTGGCGCGCCTCAAGTTCACCCGGCTTTACAGCGGCAGCGAGCCGGAATATTTCCATGCCGCCGCTCAGCCTGCCGACGGCTCGCTCATCAGGACAAAAATTACGCCGTCTACGGACTCGCGCAAGCTGTATTACCAGCGCATAGCCAGTCCGGGAGAAAACGCCGATTTCAGCCAGTGGGTCTATTCCGGCCAGTACAATGCCGTCGTGGTGGCGGCGGCTGCTCTGGGGGCGGAAGTA